TTTGCTTGTTTCAATATATCCGTCATATCAACACCGTAGGCATCAAGCCCAAATTTAACCGCTTTATCAATACTGGTGTCAATTATAACCTTTTTTGCATCAGGAAAATACGGCTCAAAATCGATGAAAGAAAGCCCTGTGCAACTATCGCCACAGTTTTCTATTTTCTGCTTATATTCATCCATACTATGACAACCATTAATACCTTCGTGATAACAAAACAAATCATCGTAGGTTAGAAAATTAGCCAACCAAGCAGTACGAGAGCGAGGCAGACCAAGTACGAAAAACGTCACACCAAAGTCCAGCCGGTGTTACCCGTTCCAGTTTGCTTAATATACAAAATATTCCCAGCGCTTCCTGTGTCGTCCATATAAAGCTGTGTTGGATTAGCAGAAACACCACCCTCTGGCGTACCTGTGCCTCTCAGTATCGTACTTAAATTCATTTGCCGCGTCATGGCCTCCATCCATTCAGCTTGTCGCTGTGTTGGTTCTCCTGCACCCTCTGACATCGACTCAAAACGATCTGGCGCAATGATAGTCATCTAAAATCTGCCGCTAATTTGATAATGCCTGCGTCAACCGGCTCGGAAAAAATAAACTTGTAAATACGGCTGTTTGAAAACTGACCTTGCCTGCGCCAGCGTTGTCTTTTCTTGTATTCGCCTTGTCTTCCTAATTTTCGTGCCGTGCCATTACTAAAATTATAGCCTCCATCATCAGAAAACTGCATTAATACAACAGGATCAACACCATCAATCAGATCATCATCACCAAATACATAAGGGAACTGCAAAGGGAACGCGCTTTTTTGTTTTTCCTCAAGACCAACACCAGATAGACAAGTTAATTCGATAGTTGATACTTTAACGCGCTCATTCTGGTTATGAAATGGAATAGTAGTAACAACGCGTGTCACATATTCACCATACTCTGTATAAGTATCTTTATTTAAAGCGCCTATACGCCCATCCTGACTGTCAGATACTAAGGTTTTACCATAAGCAGTAACAATCGCATTCACACGCCATGCCACTGCACGACCTTCTGAATCCTTAGACTTTCTTTCGTGCCATGTTGGAGAGCCTCTCAATGCAGAGCTGGTTGCATCATAAGTAAATACACGGCCTTTCATATGAAAAGAGACAAAGTAATTACCATCTTCCGCATAAACCGTTGTAAATATCTCTTTGGTTTCATTGTCCGTTAAATTCTGCATAGCGTAATCAATCGCAGAAGTCGAAATCTTTTGTGATGATGCACCAGAAAAACGCCAGATAGCGGGGCGTTCATTCTTGCCACCAGCAACAGATACAAATGTATTGTCGAAATCTGTCATCGAGTGTTTAGCGCGATTGCCTTTTTGAATCACACTACCCGAAACATATAAAAACGGAAATCCATCACCGCCTACATTCTGATAAGGAGACATTGATTTTTTACCAGACACATACAGCAGATTACGATTATCATGTATGCCTGTTATTTCATCAAACCCATGACCGTCGTCGAAGTCTAACGCATCATAAGCTAGTCCGTTATTCAGATTTGATATAAAGAAAACAGGTCTTAACGAAGCGGCAGAGTTGTTGTTGTAATGAACAAAATAGCCGTCTTTTTCGACAACATGCTCAGACGGTCCAAGCGTTGTATTAAAGTCTGTGTCCGTAATTGTTACCAGCCCGCCAGCAACAGAATAGATATAACCTACTGATGAAGGCACAATAATACAAAGCTCTACGCCATTATCATCCATCGATACGCGACCCGTTCCGGTAATTGTACCTAAACTGGTTGTTGAGCCGTCTTCATTGATTCGATATAAGGTTGTTCCATTCACTGAATAAGCAATATCTTCCATCTCGTGAAAGCCGCGGCAGGAACTATCACTAACATTCGCAAAACTATCAATACCCGGCGTGCTAATTAATTGAGCGCTCGACCATGCCTGAGTCTGTGGCACTTGTGGTATGAAGTTAGTACATTCTTGAGCAGCTATCGGCTTTTTAGGGTCTTCATAAAATCCGGTTGCTATGGGTAATTCCTGCATCAGAAATTCTCTTTTTCAACCTTCGGATAGAATCGATCATCGTCATATAAGCCGCATTCGCTACCAGAACCTTGTGGTAGTGTGCCGGGATATGAAACTTGCATAGGCCGTCTATAAATGGACATCATTCGAGACCTTGATTTATTGGCAATAGCGACAATAGAACCAGATACTGGTATTTCAAACTCAGCCCCAATCAATACGGCTAGATTGTATTTGGCAGACTTATACGCACCACGAGGAATGCGCACCTTATCAGCTAAATCCTTGACCGGCGCAAAACCTAAGTTAGCGCCTGACAGCTCCCACTCCGTCATCATGTCATTGAATATATCAAGCGCATCATTCGCCTCGCTTGCTTCAATGTCGGTTTCGTCCGCCTTCTCACCAATAATAGAGAATGCACGCTTAACGAAATACAGAGCGGTTGCCATGATTATTCGGCCTTCGCTTTATCTTTCTTTGGCTTCTGTTTTCCGCTGCCTTTTCGCTTCCATTTTAATGATTCTGCATATTGAATATTTGCAGGCTTATCATTAATTTCAATTTCGTTGCCGTTAGGTTTTATCCAAATAGCCATGATGTCTCCTAGATTAAAGAAAGGGAGAGCAAGCGCCCTCCCCATCAAGTCACACTTTAAGCGACACCATACCCGTGTCCACCAAAGAATGGATTCATCACACCAAATGCTGGATGAAGGTCGAAACGAACGGTTTGCTTGTTCGCTGCGCCATCCGAGAACTTACTGATTCTCATCTGTAAGCCATCTGCTGTAGTCGCTACAGTATCAGTTGAATGAAGCTTCTTAATTGGTACAGAAGCAATGGTTAATGCGTCAGGATGCCAGAACAAGTTAGGCTGGAATGTTGTTGCATCCGTACCCATGAATGTAATGACATCATTTTCAGCAATAGCCGCGTCAACTGTATTGTAAGCACCTGAAGCTTCATAGATAGCAGGGCCAGTAACAACAATAGTACCAGCACCCGAAGTAAATGCAGCATCAGCCGTTACAGTTGCCATGTAGACAATGTTTGCGCCTGTTGCATCAACAATCGGATTGCGGGTTGACAGATTCAAGCGATTAACACCTGTTACCTTAACAACCGTACCAGCCGGAATTGTACCGGTAAACGTGCCAATACCATCAACACCGATTGACTGGGTCATAGTGTCTTTAGCTGTGGCATAAGTTGCGTCAACCGCTGTAGCAGTAACCGCGCCAACTAAATCACCAGTTGTCGGCAATGTGTAAGTAGGCAATGTAGTTGCTGTTTTAACGTCAAAACCAGCAAAGTTGCTGTTAATCGTCGCCATTGCGTTAGCGCTACCAGCCTCTGGATTAACACCCAAAGATCGTTGTTCAGTAGCCAAAGCAACTTGTGCATGGGGGTTAAGGAAGTAGCACCATTTTTTATTCATGGGTACGCCAGATGCCTGCATAAGCGCTCCTGCGCCAGCAACTTCAGCCCATGAGTTTACGCCCTGATCTGGATCGCCGTAGTTAAGACCAAGATTCTTCATTGCAAAGTCTGCAAATTTAAGCTCCAGATCAACGACAACACGATTAGCGATATCATCCCAAAAACGGTCGGCATCAGTACCCATTTTAAGAGACTCATCAACCTCGTTATAATCAACCGCTACAGTAATATAATTCTGTACCGTGGCAGTTGCCTTACCAGTGATGATGTCGCTTCGAGTGGTTGAAATATCACCATCAGACGAACTAATTACAGTGTGGTCTGTTGGTCGTTTAACGTCTACCTGTGTTCCTGAGTCCGGGTTAAACGCACCCTTAACAAGTTGTGTGTCTACGTTTTTAGATAGTACGCGGTTAGCTTCAAATCGATCTAATACCTTCTTTGCTACCGTTCGCGTGAAATTACTTTCAAATGTGTTAGCCATCTTTGAATTCCTCTATTCAAAAGTAGCCCCTTTAATAAATGGCGAATCATTATCGCTCATTGTAGAACCTTTCGGCGTTATTGGCTCGATTGGGTCCGGAGCTGCACTTGGTTGTTTAGTTTGTTTACCTTGTGCAGAGTTATTCGCTGTAATCACGCCGATTTGCACCGCAGCACTCATCGTGTCTAAAGTAGCTATGTTTTCCGCAAGCTCTGGATTCTTAGCCAGATAATGAACCAATGCAGGTGCATTTTCCTGACCTTTAATAACATCCAGTGTCGCAGGCGGGAATCTTGGTAATGCACCGATATCCTGAACATAGTCAGGGTTGTTCGTTACATAATCAATCTCTTGACGGTCAAAAGCGGCTTCACGTTGGTTAGCTGCCCTCTCTGTCTCCGCTTGCTGTTGTTGCGCTTCCCTTTTTGCCAACTGCTCTTGTACATTCCAGCTAACCAGTGCTTCACTATAAGCATCCTGATCATATTCGAATTGTTCAAGCGTTGGCTTTCCTTGTGGCTCTACTGGTTTAGGCTCTGTTCCCAGATTATCCAGCTTTGCCTGTAGCTCCTCACGTTTGCGTTTTTCCGCGTATTTCTCTGCTGTTAATTTATCGATACGTTTCTGGACATTGTCCTTTTCCGTACCTTCTGCGGGTGCTGATTCCGCTTGTGCGCCTTCATCCGTAGTTTCTAAAGTCTCTGCCTGTTGGCTATCTAGACTATCGGTTTCTTGCACATCATCAAGTGCAGCCTGCTGTTCTTCTTGCATATTTCGCCTCTTAAAGAGTATTTAGCCGAGAGTTAAGGCTCTCGTAAACCTTGTCTATCATTATAAAACTATCGATAGGTTAATTCAATTACTGTATATCTTCAGGTCTAATTGTTCCTTGTTGTAGCTGCACCGCTAAATCAGCAGCTTGTTCAGAGTTCGGTTCACCTTCCTGCGTAATATCCTGAGCATCTGCCACAATGTCACCTTGTTTTACTAATAAGGCTCGTTGTTGTGCTGATAATGGAACGCCTATATTGATCTGTTTCTCGAATGCCTCAAACAATTCCTTATACGCTGCCACGGTCTCGCTTTGAGTCTTAACCAGTGTCTCTTGTGTTTTCGCATCGGTATTCTCTATGTCTGCCTGCATCTGTGCTGTCTGCATGTCAACATTGTCAATCAGCGCTCTATCCTGCTCTGATGGTTGTTGAGGTTGATTTAACCCCATTTCCTGTATCTCTTCATCAGTCGGCTCAACAATGCCTTGTGGAATCATTATCTTGCGTAAGCGCTTATTAAGCTCGTCGGCCTCGGTGATGTTCATATTCTTAGCTATGAGGTCTGAGCTGATATTAGCAAAGGTAGGATTAGCCGCAGAGAGGTCAGTTAATTGTTTAACAGTTTCATCGCGCAATGTCGCATAAGCCGGACCTGTTTCGATTGAAACAGAATAATGACCTTTTGCTAAATCATTCACCAATACAGGCTCATTTGTTTGTTCATCGATAACCGTCTGGTTAAATTCATTAAATGATTCCTGATTGATGCGATGCTCTTCAATCGAGCCATCTATATTTAATACCTGAATGATTCTTGCTGTGTCGTAAATACGAGGGATAAGATCAGCTAAAACTCGGCCTGTATGCTCTTTCGACTTATCCAGATTATCGCGATATTCATAAGCGCCTCGATCACCCATTTCAGACTGTGACATTAACGACTTTTCAGACAGTAACTGAGGACCATTGCCTAACGCTGGGTCATGCATACCCATAGCAGAATGGACATCTCGACTAGCCTGCTGGGTTTGCTCAATTAAGGCTTGCTGTAATTGTGGTGCACCTAAACGGAACGGTACAAGATTAGGGTTATCAGGGTCTAATTCAAATTTAACCACAGGCGCATTAGCCGTGTTCATGGTCCTAAATTCTTCGTCATGCCCCTCAACCATTGCCTCGGTAGCAAATACAGGGTCTTTAGGTGATAGCGCCGTAGCTTCTATCTTGGCAGACGTAGTGTAATTATAAATACGGGCCGCATCTTTAGATTTACGCACCTTACCATGCACGAAGGTTTTGCCGTTTACATGACTGATTTCACCATATACAGGAATAAGCGGTATATATTTGCCAGCCCAATCAAATGGACCCTCTAATATCTCCGCTCCATTCATTTTGTACATGACGACTTTATGAGATTTAACTTTCCTTTCTTTTACAACCTCAATACCTTTCTTTTTCAGCTCATCTAATACATTAGCCTCTTCATCAAGATCAATCGTGCGACCATCAGATAACAATCCTAGATTCTTAACGCAAGGTATTTTCTGCCAGTATTCAGCGATTCTGATCTTGTTATTAGCATTGAACCAACAACGATAATTGCCAGTTTTGTATGTTGGCTCATTAAAGGTAGTAATAGCCGCATCTGGGTACATTTCCTTGAATTTTTCAAGCGTAACCTCAGTAACTACCCATGCTTTGGATGCGTCGCTTTTATCATATCTATTTGCATTAGCTTCAAAATACAACGAGGTCGCGGCTGAATAAATAGGCTCAAAGCATATATCCTGCTCAAAAGAATCATCTTTGTATTTAGTCAGAATACGCCAGCCACCGTAGCCGCCTTTTAGCTGTTCTTTAAACGCATTATCATAAGATTCTTCACCACCGTCCTTTTCGATTCTTCGAATCAATCCATCAAAGATATTAGCGGTTTCTTTCTCTGCTCCGTCACCATCAGGGTCAACCTTGATGCGGGTCCGGCTTTGACGTTGATCACCGATGATCTGCCGCAATACCTCACTGACCAAATCAATTGTGTACATCGGGCGGCCTTTACGCACCGTTCTCGCGTTGTCATCCCATTGACCATCAGGCGAATCAACAAAGAGCATATCCTCTACGGCAAGCTCTCGCTCCTCTCGCTCTTCTTCCTCAGCTAATGCAAAGGCTTCTATAGCCTCATCATGTATTTTCTGTAATTCGTCTGTCATTTCCATAACTAAAACTCACTCGTGAATTGAAGCGGCACTGGTTTTTTCTTAATCGATGGAACACACTCTGGGTCATAAGAATAGATTAATTGATCAGCCAAGTTAGGCGAATCAACACCGCGCTTTTTCATTTGCTCTTTAGATTCAACACCTATTCTACCAGCACCGTCATATATACGCATAGGTCTTGATAATTCGGCGCATAGCTGCGTTAAATCCTTACACCCTGAGTCGATACTCATCAATGTATCCGGGTCGTGATACTCGCCTTTTACAACCGCTAGATAAGTATTTTCTGCTCTGTCTCTGACGTTCATCCAAGATTGCGCCCTGCGATTAACAAACGTATCCTTATTCGATTTATTGTCTTTATACAGTGCGTTAGGGTTATATTTCGAGCCATTGCCGTGATAAGAGATAATAGACATTTTCTTACCTTGTCCGGCATGTTTTAGATACAACTTCATTGAAGGCGCACCCATACCATCAGCATCATAGACAAATACATCAGCCTTTCTCTGATCTGCTAACTCAAAAGCCCACGGCATAGCATCAGTGATATCACCATCTTTTCTCTGATCTGCTTCCAATGTAACAACGCCTTTACGGTATCCCCTAGCTCTTGCGTCTCCAGTGTCAGCCGGGTCGAATGACACAATATCGGCACCTAAAGGCTCAAAGCCAAGTTTTTTATGAGCATCAATACATGCCTGTATCCATTTAGCAGGTATAAAGATATTCTCAACTGAGGCGTTGTAATCAATATCAATCTCTTGTGCTACTGTTACCTCGTCCTGCTCTTTTACTTGCTTGTCATACCATAATTGGTCTTTTCTAGGATCATCGCGCCAGTGAGCAGTGAATACGCTAATCTTGTTATTATGGCGCTTCTTATAAAACTGATTGCCGTTACCATTTGGTGTAGATATATCTATCTGACAGTTTGTAGTCTGTGACAATGCCGCATCAACTGATTCCTGCCGCTCTAAAAATGCCGCTTCATCAACAAAGTAAATCGACATACGCGCACCACGACCAATATCATAACCAGCTTCACCTGTTATGGTCGATTGATTCTCAGGGTTAGTAATTTTCATAAAGGTGGCATGTTGTTTTGCATCATAACCATTAGGTCTGAATTCTTTAGGTAGATAATCAATAAAGAATCGGATTTTCTCGAATATGCACTTGGGGTCTCCCTTCTTATCAACAAGCGCCTCTTTCCTAGACCCAAACCCAGCCGTGAAGCCCGGATTAAGTAACCACATAACAGCAGAATAAGCACCTGATAGCCATGTTAAACCGAAATCACGCGACTTTTCAGCCAATCCCCTCTCCCCAGATTTCCATTGTTGATGAATCCACTTTAAGAATTCAATCTGCCGAGGGAATAACACAAACGGAATAACAGCGGGCAAGCCTCTCTCAATATTCCGAGGCTCAAAAGTCATTCCCCAATCATTGATAAAATCCCAAGGATTGTTTTTATAATGAATCTTACAGGCTTGTAATAGTTTTTTATCTGCGCGAATAGCTGCCAGCTTCTCAGCACGAGCTTTTAATATCTGGGTATAGTCTGGTTTGGCATAGTCAATCATCGATCAATGACTTGTACAGGTCTGTGGCTTCTTGTGCTGACATCTCAGTGCCGATAACATGAACAGGTCCACCACCCTTGCCGGTTAGCTCTTGCTCTGTCTTTTCTTTTAAGCCTAAATCTCTAGCTATAATATTAGGATTAAGCAGGTCTGCTGCCGCTCCTGAGAACTTTTGATGCTTGATTATTTCTTCTACTTTCTTTGTGACTCCTAAAAAATCATTTTTATTTCTGTAGTTGGTCCATGTTTCTTGACATATATCTAGAAAGATACAAAGCCCGCCTATTGTCATGGCTCGCATCTTATTGACTGTATCTTTCGTTACAATGCCGTTTGTATGATAGGCTTTTTGTTCTTGCAGCGGGTTATCTTCTACCCATTCGAAATACTGCAAACATGCTTCCCATAGCTCTTCAGGGCTTTTAAATATAGGGCTTCTTCCGTGACTACTACGCGCCTCCCAAAATCTATTGCCTGCTGGTGCACCCATCATTTCTCCCCATAGGCGGCAGCATCCTTTCTGCCTATTTGTCGGGTAAGCTCCATAGTAGATTTAGGATCACCCCCTGATAGCGCTCTGCTATTGATTTCTTCTATCGGTAAATTCAAATTCATTGATATTTTCAAAACTGTCATCATCAGAATGCTGAGCATGGAATAGCGCATTGCACCGATGAGCATATTCGATACGTTGCCGCTCGATCTCATCGATTGTTGTAAGGTTTCGTTTTTTTCGCTCTTCATAATAGTCTATTACATCGCCCATAAGTCACCCGTTAAGGTTGTTATGCGTGAATTATAACATGATCACTCTTTAACCGTTATATGAACATAATCACCGACTAATTTACGAGCCGCTGACATTTGAGCCATCCCTTTTATTCGCCATAGTCCAAACTGGTCTATATCGCCGGACTTGGTTGTGTATTTGACATATGTGTTCGCTAGAAACACCTCATCATCAACAGTGACATCAACCGTTCCAAGTGACACACCGTTACCAGATGTTAGCTTGGTAATATCGCCTACTTTAGGCTCTAGCCATAGATGATACTCGGTAGCTGTCGATACATCTTCGTCGAGTGGCGCATAGAGTACATCACCGTATTCATTTATATTTAAACTTAACACTGCTTTTAACCTCGTTACACTGGGGCCGGGCGGATCGTAGCTTGTCGTTCCCCATTGATGCTTAATGAAAAATTGGTACATTATGGACCTGCTGGGTCAAGCTCTGAGATCGGGTCTCCTGCCGTTGTACTAACCGCTGCTGTAAAGCTGGCTGTCGAATCATCTTCTTTATAAACTGTTAATGTTCCACCAGAGATAGCAACCCTGTTACGGCTTGCTCTTAATGATTGCCTTACCGTTCTAACCGTTGTTGAGCCTGAATCAGTACCTGTGGACATATCACGGTCAAGCATGGCATCGGCTATTGCGTTTCTCTCGCTCGAACTTAGCGTTACTGTAGCCGTTGCTGTATTGATGGCATCCAGAATAAGGTCAAGCCTGCCGCCGTTTGTCCAGTCGCCTTGTAACTCATTAGTATCAATCAGAATAGCGGCTGTATCAGCTTTTATTGCTGCTATATCCGCGCTCATATCAGTGCCTGCTGGTGTGCCGAGCTTTGGTTGCATATCGGCGGTGTCAGTCAATATATTACCAATATCAGTAGAATTAACTGTCGAATCTGTAACTGTTGCCGCGCTGGTTGAATCTGCCACACTACTCGCAACACCGGCTAGATTAACCGTTGCAGTAGTTGTTCCTGCTAAAGTTATCACATCGGTAATACCAACAAATTGCACGGTTTCAGCCGCTGACATAGTGACCGTTAAATCTCGCATAATACCGCGTATTTCAGCATCGCCTCCACCTGTGGTAATGGTTGTACCGCCACCCTCACTAACTTCATGAGATAAGGTGCAATTTGCGTCTAGTGTATATGTAGCACCGCCATTCCAGCCTCGAACATTAACCCCAGTGGTCGCGCCTAGCCCTGAAAATACCATTGCTGGGGAGCCTGACCCCGGCACTAATGAATAACATTTATGAAGAGAATATTCGCCAGCGCTACCGGCTGTAAACTGTCCTGAATCCTCGCCTATACCGCAACCATGAGCATTGCAAGGCGGGATAGTTGCAGCTCCAAAATCACAACCATCAAAATGCGGGTGCGTTATCGTAGCCGTACCAATCCCTGTTATATGCGCGTTTTGAACATAAGCGCCTTCTATACTTTGACCACCAAGCGCTAAAGACCATCCTGTACCGAACATCGAATAATTATCAGAATTTCCAGTTAAAGCAATGGTTGTACCTGCTGCAATATTAAATCGATTAACACCTAAAGCTGAATTAAGAGTTAACGCTGCCGCCCATGTAGATACAGGGTTATCTGCTGTACCATCAACATAAGTCTCTGTATTTGTATTTGCCGCATCCTCATCAACCCAGATAGCGCCATTTGCATATCCCACTGACTGAGCAACTACTGCATATGAGCATAATACTCGATCTGTCGCAAAAGCTGTTCCATCGGCTGATAAGAAACGCATTCTTACCTTTCCTAGATTTGCTCCTGATCCCACATGAGCATTAGTGACAACAAAAGTCTCTTTAACCACTGTGGTTCCGTTTGAAGCGGCTAACGCTCCTATTTGCTCATAGGAAGTCGTACCGTAATTGTAGGCATAAATATCGTATGAATCGCCATTAGACTGTGCATAACCTTCCCAAACAAACTCGACAGGTACACCGTTACCACCTACATCAAATTGATAATAAGCGTCTGTGGCTGTCGCTACATCCTCAACAATATGTAAGGTTCCATCCAGTGCGTGAGTCGATGTATAAGTGTTTGTCTCTGGTTCTGCGCCAGACTTAGTAAATGATTCTGCTACCACATTGATAGCCGCTGAACCACTGGTAAGTAGTCCCACTTGCTGTTGTGATGCAGGATAAGTATCGCCTGTTAGACCTGTTCCGTCATACTGGTCTTCTAGCGCTGTTTGAGCTGTTGCGTTTAGCCTGACAATATCATCCGCCGGTAATCCACCGGTATCAGAAATAATCAAACCGCCTGCTGCATCTGCTGCGGCATTTGGTAAGGCTGTTAATCCGGCTCTAACGCCATCGAATATATCAATATCAGTTAATTGTATAACGCAACCAATAACCACCATACCAGTTACAGTACCGTGTACAACAACTTTATCAACACCAGAGGCGCAAGCCGCGTCCGGTAAATCAAAACGATAAACACCGTTTCCAATATGCAAAAATCCGCCATCGGTATGGGCTGTGGTTAAAGCTGCAAGTGTTGCCTCGGTTATTGCTGTTGAGGCCGCGCCATCACGTCTGTATTGTAAGTCTATGCCAGCTGTATTCCAGACGACGCCTGTTTCTGGCGTGCCGTCTGTTGAGTCAACTATACGCAGTTCTACTGATACGTCCGTTGTGCCTTTCTTGATCAAATAATTGTGCATAAGTTAAATCTCTATGTATAACTCATCATTAATGGGAGTATTGTACCACTCGCCGCGTCTGTGGTGAAACTTGCGCTATGCTGCGTGTTCGATTCGTTACTAGCTGCGTCATCATGCACGTAATGGGCGTAATAGACCGTTGATGGCGTTAATCCTGTGAAAGTAACATTCTGCACACCTGTAGTGCTAACGGCTTGGCTTGACCCAGTTTTGATGGTTGCCGCTGTTTCGGTCGCGTTAGTCGTTGCTGTGAAATACAGCGTTCCATTACCTTCATCGGTTGTCACTGTGCCGCTTGCTGTGGTACTGCCTGTTTTTGTGCCGGTAGGCAGGGATAATATCGGTGCTGTAGTATCTGCCCCGCCTGACCCCTGAAACACCAGTATCTGACCATACATCTCATCACCTGTATCGGTGGTTGTGTATGTGCAGCTTTGCGTACCTGTACTTGATACTATTTCTGTCGATAAAGTGAACATAGCACGGTTACTGCCAGAACTTAAAAAGACTTGCTCTGTATAACCTGCTGTTAGTGAGCGCCCACCATCTGAATTATTAGCTTGATCTGCTGCATGAACAGCGATGCACAAAGCATCTGCAACCGTAGTTGCCGCTGTTGTACCTGTGCTTTGACTGGTGACAGCCGTACCCACATTAGTCTCATCTTCTGCTAACAGCGGCGCTGTTCCTGTATCTAAATCTGTACTGTCAAATTCTGCAATATAAGATCGGTTATTTCGGTTATTTACCCATGAGATAGTGACACCTGTTTCAGTACCGTCTGATATCTTATAAAAGACAGCATTAGACACCTCTATATCTTCATGCTTATTAGCAAGTGTCCAGCCTGAAGGTGTAGTGATAGCACCTGATCCTGCATCAGTACTAACACCACAAATAAGAATATTTCCGCTGGTCGCTGTGCCCGCTAATGCAGGACTTGTGCTAGTTGATCCACTTGCACCGCTAGAGCCTGAATCTATAGGGGTTTCAGAAATAGCCATTAGTAAAGATCGCCTATTGTAGCCGTTTGATCAACGTACTTAATGATATAACCTGTCAACCTTGCGGCTGAACAAAACCCGCGCGAGGTATTGTTATTATCTGGCGACATTGTTGGTGCTGTGGTGTTATTCTCAGAAAACACTTGCTTTATCTGGTCCTCATAAGGGAAGGGGAGCACTCTAAAGTTGGTTTCTTCATTATAACCGATGTCGCCGTGTCTTTGCCCTAATTTACCAAATAAAAAGCGCGCATCTGCACCGTCTGATTGATAAAGTATTGTTTTATCCGTACCGTTCAAGGTATCTGATAACCGACTATCTATAGGTGAATATCTTAACGTACTGTTACCCGGCACATTACCGATAGTCATAGAAGCTGAATATTGAGTACCGTTACCGTCATACCGTAAACCTGTCGCCGTACCAGCTCCATTGTCGTCAATATCCCAGACCACGCTATCAGTGATAGAGGCATTCGTACCACTTTGTTCAGGACCGTAAATAGCAGAACCTGCCCCGAATACACCATTGTTTAAGGAAATAAAGCCTTTTAGCTCTATGTTGGTAGCACTTTTAGGGGCGTAAAAAGAACCCCATGTATAACCGTATGTGTTTAGTTGCCCTGTGTAATTACCGTCTATTGCTATGCAGTTCAGATAAGCGGCATCTCTTGCTAAAGTGCCTCCATTGTTACCATAAAAAGCAAAGGTAGCTTGAGGCTGTCGATTCCTAGAGTAGTCCTGCCTACCAACACATAAACGAAAACATACGCTGTTAATCGGTTGACTAGATGAGCCAGACCTAAATCCATAACGAACACCACCAACACCAGAACACATTTCTACTAATGACCCTGTCAATGGATTAAACCAACCACCGTAATCATTGGTTCTATGACGCTTCACAATACATCGTGTTATGTAATTATTAAACCCAAGTTCGACGGTATTCTCAGAGTATAGGTTTCTGTGATCAATAATCAGGCCATCAATGGAAACGTATTGCGCGGTTTGTAACCATATTGGTGCTTCATAATATAGCGGTGCGTCGGTGATATTCCACCTGACCATGTAAGGGGTTTCAGCACGAATCAACAACATATCAGAGCGATCTAAGTGGGATTTGCACCATCCATTACCGCTAGGTATAGCGCCATAGCTAAGGGATGAATGATCATTAATAAGCCAATCAGCACGGTTATTGCTGTCTATCCTGTATGTACCATTAGCCAGTACAATCTCGCCGGTATTAGAAACCAGAGTAAGAGCATGCCTGATTGAACCGTAAGGGCTGGCTTGCGTGCCGTCGCCTGTCGTGTCGCTGCCTGTAAAACTTACCCAGATAGCCGCAGGAGAGATCGGAAGGTCGTACTCTAGCGGGAATCTACGAGCATACATCTCCTCACAACCCTGTCCATCCCTAATACTGATGCGGATATCTAAATCAGCAGGCTCTGTTGCTTGTAAGACATAATCTTTTTGTTCACGAATTCGGCTTCTTTTTTTCCATCGGTAGACATTACCACTAACTGTAGCTGTAAAAACACCGCGCCCGATTGCATTAAAACGGATAGATTCTGTTAATCCGGTGACGTCATTAGTTACACTTAATACACGAACCGTTCCGTTTAGGGTATTAAATTCGCCTTGATTAATAACAGCCATTATTTATCTACTCTTTCCATCCTACCCACGTTTTTAGCGCTCCGAATCGGCTATCTATTTTGGCTGAATGCGCCTCAAGCTTATTGACTCTCTTGGTTAATGCTTTTATTTCGCCGCTTTGCGCCCTATTAACACGAGTTAATTCATTAATAATCAGGTCGTAATCTTTAACGGACGGAGGTGTTACATAGGTGATTGTCTCGACGGCTGGTTTATCTATCTTTGGTTCAGATACCGCGCTCTTTATGTTCTCGTGCTGAAAATAGGCCACACTTCCGCCAATTATTGGCAGCGTTGTAACCAGCAAGGCAATCAATGTTTTTATATTTAAAATCCATTGGCCGACCTTTTGGCCGATTGTGCGATCTACCATCGAAATACAGCCCCAGCAGACACGCCTTTTTCGCTTCCGCTTCGTGAATATGCGCCATAAAACAGAGCATCGATACTTTTAAATCGTTTTGCTATACCTAGATTTAATCCGGTCTCTCCCTCATATCTCGCTGCATTGATTGACGTTTGAAGCTGATGGGTTACATAATCGAAGGGCGTGTTATTGGCTAATGAAAGTGCTATAGCTCTATTGTAGTCAGAATTGCTCGACGTTTGGTTTATCTCTGTAACTTCTGTAATCTCTGTGATTTCCGTCAGCTCGGTCACATCATAATAATTATTTATTGTTTCGTGATAGGTGTTATTAATATCAACTTCTATATCATGATCATGTCGGCCACTAGCTAACACGCTGAAGGATAGTAAAAATAGTATGATAATCTTCATTTGTGGCAGTCTCTCTGCTTAAGTCTCTCGATCTCGATTAATACCGTTATTTGCCTTGATCTTACATCCTGCTGTAATCGGTCAATATTATCAACCCGGTTCGATAAGCCTATGTTCTTAGCCACTGTAAAGGCTGCTGTCGCTATTAAAGCCAGCGCACTAAAGAAAATAGCCAGTGCTTGCTTATCCACATTAACAATGGCCCATAGGGTCAGGATCATAAGGATCGAGCACGTTAGCACAAAACCAGTTTGCTACATCATTTCGCCAGCCGTCTGAATCGTACTTATGACGCTTTACCCGGTCAGTAAATACAAGCTCTCTGGGTATCTCAAGAAAAAACAGTGTGCCAACCACGAAATTCATCAATACAATATCGGCAATAATACCACCAACATAAACAGGAAATACAGCTATCCACATAGGGCGACTGATCTTGTCCTTATTGCGCTTCAGGTTCATTAATGCTAAATAGAATAAAAAGGTAATGACCATGAAAGCATAGATAATGCCGATAAATTCTAATATATCAATCATTTGTTATATGTCTCCCGCTCTAAATTAGTCACCCTTACACCTTGCTCAACTGATTTAGATATTAGCTTGCTTTGGGTTTTGTTGATTTCAGTAAGGAGTTTATTCGTTCTTTCGGCTTGCTTGACAATGTTTTCAATACCAAGGCTGATATTGTTGTTAATTAGATTTTGCTGGTTTATCGCTATGATCAGGTTTTCAGTCTGTGTTCTTATCTCGGTTATGGCTTCCGTATTCCGCTGTACCTTCTCTGGAAGGGTGATTATTGTCCATATAGCACTCGCACCGCCCAGTATTGAGGCCGTCATTACACTGACCCCAACCACCCAGATAAACTTTCTAACTAGGCTCTGATTACCTTCTATCGTGGCATCACTCATTTTAATCTATCCTTATGCGTAACGAGTGCGAGGTTTTTTCTTAGGTGTCGGCTTTTTCTTTTTCGGGCAAGGTTTCTTCTTTGTTGCCATGATCAATCCTGCGAGGTCATTAGTTCGTTATAAGCGTCAAACTGTAGTTTATCATAATCTAGCTTTGGTTTTTGATATACATCAAAGCCGGGTGCTGATCGCTCTGGATGGCTGGCTGAAAACGTGAATGGGTCTAAGGGCTGTATAGCTTCAAATCGATTAACTCTTTCTTCTAACTCAGTCATAGCAAAGACTCCGATTGTATAAGGTATTTTAATGGTTTTTGGTGGTGGTTACAAATTGACCTATTTAGTTAGTAAGTCTCCATTCTCGTACACGTTACCCACCACTTTACAAAATGTAGGCCATTCGGTACAAATTCCAGCGCCTACCCACTCCCCCGTTTCTGATTGATCAACTTGGAAAATATAATCTTCGTTATTTTCATAGAAAGGTCTATGCCATTCTCTGGCATCAAATGCCAACAAATCCCCCTCATAAATCTCAGTGCCCTCTTTGTCGATCAAGCCAGTAAATTGATCTCCTTGTCTGCCGCTTGATGTTAGTTCAGATACAGGCCCAACAAAATTACCCTTACCAAACCACCCCCAATAATGGAGCTCTTTAAATTCATTATTGATGTATATAGGCTGGCGATACTTAATATCTCTCATAACTCACCTCTAAATTAAAAATAAGCCCCTGAAATATTCAAGGGCTTATTCAGTCATACCCGATTAAGGGTTATTTCTTCTCGTTTGAGTTAAAAATAATCATTTCTTCATTTTCCTTACCTCCAGTTGAATTTATATTTTATCATCTCTACTACTTTGACACCCAGAAAGCCCCAATAAAGGGGCCGGATTCTTAAAAAACCCCCTCAAAGGATAGAGGGAGAAACACTCCCAACGCAGGGAGATGGGCAGGATTACTTGATTGTTAAACCTCTCTTGCCATCCTCAAGATGAGCACCAATTACCTCTCGACCTTCTTTAATGGCTGCTTTGATGGCGTTTTTATCGGCTGTTATTTTTGTCTCTACCTTAATAAACTCATCATCTAAGTCGTCCTGATCATCAATCACAACGATTTTAGATGCTTTTCTGAGCGTTATTTTAAACAGAGGGCATTCAATTTTATCAATTCCTGAAAGCTCCATATTTGAACGCAAATACTCTGTAAGCTGGTTTTGCTTGTTTGAAATTAACTTTTTGTTTTCAGTTAATCGCTTAATTTCATCATCAATCTGATCAATATCTGACTGCATGTTATTAACAAGATAAAGCATTTTTTCGGCTTTGTCGTTAAATTCCAGCTCAATACCCTCCAGCGTATCGGCAATATCATCAACTGTTAAACCTTCATCAAGCAAGGCTTTAACTTTGGTCATCTCATCACTTAGTTTATATAACTGTGTCATTTCTTTTTACCTTTTTCTGTTAGTTCATCTTTGCGCTTATTTTTTGATTCTGTTAATTCACGCATTCCCTTTTCATCGTTTCTACGCTTGGCTTTTCGAGTAATTGAAACAAACACCTTTTCAAGCTCGTTCATGTTTGTTGCTGTTTTAATCAGATTAAGATTATCCTTATACAGTTCTTCATACTCTTGACGCTGTTTTATTTCCTCGTCTGCCTTGTTATCCGAATTGTCTAGCGCTACCTGAGCTTTGACTTCCTCAACATAGTTTTGGTCATCATATAAACCTAGATAAATATCTGCACTAAATCCATACATTGACAGGCATTTTTTAAGCGCGTCAGTTAATGATTTTTTAGGCGCTTCCTGATCTGTTATCCATTTGTTATTTTTAGCCGAATAATAAACGTATGGAGTATGTCCAAAATGCTCAATTCTAGCGTATTCCTCGCCACGCTTAACCCATAGACATAGTTTAATGGTGTGGGTCAGTATATTCCCTATAATGTCGTTATTTGCGTTATAAACTGGCGCACCGCTATCGACTCTTTCTTCTGATATATCATACCCCCAGTCAAGGCCAATCATGCCCCAGTGTTCCGTTGCTAGGCGAATAAGGTAAGTGCTATTGATAGCCGTACCAGAAAACCCCTGATTAAATCCTTTGGTATATTGTGGGGGAGTAGTTCCGACCTTTTCCCATAGATCGAGGTTTTTCTTCTCTGCGTTGTTAGTCATAAATCACCTGTCTTGTTATTGATTCCAGCTCTTTTTAGCTGTCTTCTGCTAACCTGCATGAGTCGTTTTAATGATAAGCCGTTAAATAATACTGTTCCTGCACTATCGACACCACCAGCACCGATATTATGGACACCTTGGCCTAGCAAATGGCCTAACTGCTCGTTTAAAATATGTAATTGCATGTCGGTCATTTTATACCTGCCTATATTGCTTGGTCTTGTTTAAGAAATGCGGGAACGTAGTAATGGCTATCGTCAGTAACGTGCTTATTACATACCTCACAATATTTAATGTTGTCCTGCTTGGCTTCGAATAGATGCTGACTAGCTAAGGCCGTCATTATTTCTTCATCCTGAGCAAGTTGCTCGTCGGTGCGATCATCGTCTTGAAGGTCATAATATTTGTCGTTATCTACCATCATTCCCAACCATTTCTATTTAATCGGTTACCTTTCTGGTCAAAGCTTATCTTTGATTCTTCAAAGCTCTTGCTATAAGTAGGCCATTCAAAACCGTATGAATCCAGAATGTCACAGACTAACCATACAAGCATTAAAAGCAGCATCACTAAGGCGCTCTTGAAGTAAAATACTGGTTTGTTATTTATCATGATGATTCCTTGCCCCGAATGGGCTTTGGTTATTTGTTGCTTTCTTCCATTTTTAGACCAGAAAAAACTAACTCATTGTTTTTATATGAAAGCCTTGCTTCTGTCTCTGTTTCAAATGATTGACTTACATCAAATGACGGATATACAGAAAAATACCAGCCTTTGCCTGTCTCATCATCGTCCATAGATGAATAATGTAAATCATAGATTGGATTTGTCATTGTTTTCATCTTCTTACCCTGCCGTTTTGTTTTAGTGTGAATTACCGCAAATGGTTATTAGCCAAGCCTAGTTGCAATGCTCACAGGTCTTACATGCCCTATGTACCGATCCTATTTGGTAGCGGTATGAATTAACTATATACCCTGATTTATGTCCTGTCAAGGATTCTACCGTATTTATTTTGATAATTGTTCTTGCTTTTTGCGGCTGGAAGCGTATAGTTAAGCTACAAACTACTTAAAAGGTGCTCCATGACAACTAAAACAACGCGCTATCAACAAGCTTTAAACCTTATGGCTGAACTACATCTAAAGCCTTCTGAGATCGACAGAGACACAGACGGAGCGATTCCGGCTGATTGGGTTCGTGATATGAAAAACTATAATTCTGGTAAAAAGTATCATGACAGGCTCGATGCTTTAGTTGATTACCTACTTGACGAAAAAGACCTTAAAGAAAAAAGGATGGCGGCTAATGAAAATAACTCTTAACCTATCAGACAAAACAGCAAAGCAAGGCTATATCCATCATAAGGAATTGCTTAAGGACTCTGGAATCACCCCATCACTGAGAGAGATTTGCCTAGCTTATTGTGATGACTATGAAAATAATCTGGAACTCGAAGCGCCTGAGCTAGTTGGTGAGTTTCCAGAATTGGAGAAAGACCATGAGTGAAATTACAGAAGAAGAAATAACCAATCTTTATGAGTGCTTATCTGCCTCTGATCATTTTGATATTAGGCTAGATGATGTTTTTGCAAAACTTACTGACCATTACCGCGCTAGTCAGTGGCGAAGTGTTGAAACCGAGCTACCAAATAAACCAATGCCATGTATTGCGTATATGAAAGATAGGGATTCTGTAATTGTTACCTATTGGGATAAAGATTTTTTCTTGGCTAG